TAACTCCGGCGTGTCCGCCCTTGACTGCGGCAAAAGCCACGTTCACGGGTTTTCCGTCCACTAATACGACGTAGCCAATAGACGAGCGTAGGTTTTTCGTGCGGTCTTTGAAGCCACGTTCCGGCGGTATCATCTTCGCTAACTTTACGGCTTCTTCGCCTACGCGGGTAAGGCTTTCTATTAGCTGCCTATCCACTTCGGCTAACAACGCCTTAAAGGTTGCGTCGATGTCGTTAATATTGAAGTTCGCGCTTATACCCATAGCCTACAATGAAGTCGCCCTTTATCGAATTTCAAGCACTCGCCAATAATCCTAACTGCTCCTTCCGCCTGTGCGTCCTGTAAGGCTTCGTCGGTAAGCTCTGACGGTAGCAGCTCGCGGTCGGCTGCGGCCACTTCCTGGCCCAATCCTACGCGCTCCGTTCCCGCCGGAAGTTGGATAAGGGAAGCGAATGTTATAAACCTTCCGTTAGCCGCCTGTATCTGCGTTCCCTTGCCGTTGGTTTCTTCCCGGCATGAAGCGTGAAGTTTCCACGCCGCCCCGGTTGTCTGCCAACTGCCGTTAGCGTCCTGTACTGCTTCCCCGTCGCTATTGCGGACGTAAAGGAAGTGCGGGTATTGGTTGTTTATAATGTCTTGAATTGCTACCATATCCGGCTTCGGTTTTTAACCTTCGGCGCGTTGGCGGGTGTTATCCCCAATTCGCCGCAGGTTTGATTATACCAAAACTTAATAGCTTCCCAATTCCACGAAACGGAATAGCCGCCTTCGCTGACGTTTGCCAACGGAATAATAGAGCCGAACTCTTTGCAAAGGGCGGTTTTCGCCGTCCTTACGTCTACTTCGGCTTCGGGGTCGGGAATTAGCCCGGCTTGGTTGGCTAAAATCAATTCCGCGTCTGTTGCGGTTACGCCGAAGCGGTAAGCGGTGCGGGTTATCCATTCTTTGTAGGTCATCGTTGGAAGGGTTTAAGCCGGGAAGCCCCGAAGGACTCCCCGGACGGTTAGGGTTAGTGGTTCCACTTGTTAGCGTCGGTAGACATAAGCCAACTATCGGATGAAGTTTCCCACGCGGGGAAGGCGTTAGCAATACCCATCGTTACTTCTTCAAGCGGTTCCTCGTTGGCGAACTTCTTAATAAGGGTGTGGCCGTTGAGGGTCTTGAGGGCTACCGAACCCTTTACGTTAAGGTCGGCCGGGCGTTTCCAGAAGGTATGGCCCAAAACCTTGCTTGCGCTGAACATTACCACGTCGTTAACGAAGGGGTTGCCACTGAACGGGCGGCTTCCGTCGCCTAATTCAATGGTTATGTCTTGGTCAATGACAATGATTTGAAGCCCGTAAAGGTAGGAAAGTCCACGAAGGGCGGTGTTTACCTGTTCGAGGCTCGGTGTCTGCTGAACGCCGAGTGCATTGGCGGCGAAGGAAGCACACGTTTTCTGCACTTCTTCGGTTTCCGTGAAGGTGGCGAAGGTTTCCGTAGACATAAAGGCGTACTTCAACGTAACGCCCTTCTTCTTGGCGGCTTTTACAACAGCCTTGAAGTCATTTGTAATAGGACGGGCCGCGGTAGAATTAGCCCACGAAGCGGAACCGGTTTGGAAGCCTACCTTTTGTTCTTCGGGGATAAGGTAGTCTACATCGTATTCGGTAAGTACCGAAGTGTTGTTTTCGTTGGTAAGCGTAATTTTGCCGAGCGAAATGGACTGCAACGCTATCCACTCCAAACGGGCGGCTACGCCGTCCCAACAAAATTTAGTATCTTCGGCCCACGCTTCCACAAGTGCGCGAAGGTCGGGGTTCTTCGACGTGCGGGCTATCATAAGTTCGTAGTCGTCGAGTTCTTCCTCGTTCTTGGTGCGCTTAATGGCAATTTTAGGGATGTCGCCCTGAATACGGGCTATTGCCTCGCGGGTCTTTTTGTCAATGGTTGCGCCACGGGCTACAAGGTCGGCGGCAATTTTAAGCCCTATTCGCGTTTCCAACGCCTTCCACGTTAGGGAGTAATTCTCCTTCAACGGGAAAAGTGTAGGATAGTAGAAGGGTTTAAGGTCGTAGGTCTTGACTACGCCCGCCATATCCTGTTCGTTAAGCCCCTGCATTAAAGTAGGTATCATAACTTATTGTTGTGGCTTGTTGGTTAGATGAATTTAATTGTAGGAAGGGCGGCTTTAATCGCGTCGCTAATCGGGGGGCAAAGCGCGGTTTTGAACTGCCCGAAGGTTACGGCCGGGACGGGGGTGTTAGTAAGTGCTTCCACCGGGTAGGAGTCGCCGACGCAAGCGAAGGGGGCGTATTTGAACGCCGAAACGGTTGCGCTTTCTTCTTTGGCCTGTGTAAGCACTCCACCGACGGGAATAGCCGCGCCGAGGGTTGTTCCTACGGTTACGGTGTCGTGGGTCTTGGCGGTGGTGTCAATGGCTGTAATAGCGTAAGACTTCGCGCCCGTCTTGAACATCACGAAGTCGCCTACTTTGAAGTGGTGCCCCTTGGCTACCTTGTAGGCGGTGGCGGTGCTTGTGGCGGCTTCCGTTACTTCTGCCGTCTTGACGAGGTGGTAAATGCCCGCTTCGTCGGGGGAAATAACGGAACCTTCACGAAGGGGAACGCCGGGGATAAGGTCGGCGACGCTAACGGTTACACCGTTGGGAACGTCGGCGAGGTTGTGCGTACAGGCGTGGGCGGTTCGCTCGTCCTGTTTGCGTTGGTATCGCATAAATCCCATTTTCGTTGTCGGTTTAGGGGGTTGTTAAATTTCCTTCCCTGTAAGGGTCGGGTTGTTGTCACTCTGCGAAGCGATGTAGTCTGCTACGCCTTGGCTAATACCTTCTTTAGTCACGGCTCCAAAGAGGGGCTTATCGTGGCCTTGCAGTCCTTTGTTGCTTTGCTCCTGTGCTATGCCGTCGAGGTCGGCCTGCACTTCGTTTAAGTACCCGTTAAAGTCGTCGTCGTCCTTGAAGGTGGGGGCTACGCGGTCGAAGCTGCGCAGCATCATTTCGCGCTGCTTGCCCTCAATCTTGGCGGCTTCCAACTTCGCTACAAATTGTTCGCGGCGGGTGGCTGTGGTTTTCTCGGCGCGTAGGCTGTCGTAGCCTTCGCGTATTGCCTTGTTTTCCTCGCGGATAATTTCGCGTATCTGCTCGGCTGTCAATGCTCCCGCCGGGGCCGGGGGTGTCTGCTGTCCGGGCTGAGGTTCGCCGCCGGGCTGTTCCTTCTCCTTGAAGTCGTACTTACGTCTAAGGCTTTCTTCGTGGGTCTTGTTGGCTTTGGCTATCTCCGCGTCGGTTCGGCTTCGGTAGTCCTTAACGAATTTGCTAACCTTGTCGGCGGTAAGATTACCTACGACTTCGGTTGCTTCTTCAATGTTCGCAGCGTTTAGGCCAATGAAGGCCGCAAGCTGCGTTAAACCGTCTTTTCGCTCGCCTGCGAATTTTTCTTGCAGTAGGGCTAAAATTGCTAATGTTAATTCGTCCATAAATAATTTGTAGTTGGGGTTACTTAAACTAAGCGCAAAGTTAGTGTATTACCTTAATACAAGTCCAAATCGCAAGCGGCAAACACTTCGCCGAAACTTCCAACCCTCGGCGGGTTATGCCATACACTTTGTTAGGCTTTTATATGCGGAATGTGAATTATTTGCAGTAACTTTGCGGTGTAGCTGGGGAAAAATCCGGCTATTATCGAAGAAGCGATAGGTTCTTAGTATTTGAAAATCGCCAAATTAACAAATTACGAAGAATGAACCTAAGCGCGTAGCGTCGTATATCCTTACCCCGATATACCGATGAAGCGCGGCTATACGGTTTGTTTTCGTAAGGCGTTTGGCGATGCCGCAAATACTCAAACCTATATAGTCCGCGCTTTTTTCGTGTGTCTTACCCTGCTGCTTCGGGCGGTGGCGCAAAGTTACTCATAAATTATGAAGAAGTTACTTTTACTGCTCTGCCTATTGCTCCCGGTGGTGGTTTTCGCTCAAACGAAGAAACAGGGAAGCATTGAAAATCTGAACGCTAACCCGCGTTTTGGCGGTTTCGTATTGGGGGATTCTATTACCCACTACCTAACGCGTCTTGAACCTGTTGAAGAGTTGGGAAACGGTGGCTTTAAGTGTGAAGCTACTGACCGGGATAACTTTGATTATCGCCTCCGCTCTGTATCGCCTATTTCCGTTTACGTAACCGTGGAAAAACACCGAATAAAAAACATTTATGCTGTTTATCCTTATGGAAATTCCAACGATATTATAGCCGGACTGATGGATAACTACGGCAATTATAGCGCGTATTCAAATGGTTCCTATAATTGGTATGGTAAAGACATATTCGTAATGTCGGGAACTAATGGTAATAAAACTTCCTATGTTATTTATTCATACGTCAGTCCTCTATAATGGAAGTTGTGGGTTATATCTTGTTGGCTGCGCTTGTGGCCTGTGTTCTTATTGTCGTTATTGCCCGTGTATCGAAGCGAAGCACGAATAGCCCCGAAACATCCGACGTTCCGGCTTCGCTCTCTATTCGTGTGCAGGGGCGTGAATACTCAATACCAACGCCGGACGCTGATAAATTGACGGCTTGGTCGGAACGGAAGGAAGCCAACGAAACTAACCCCGATTCTTGCGAAACAATGCCGGGCGAAGGTGAAACACTTGTACCCGTGTCCTTCTTTGCTCCGGGGTGCGGGTTGGCGGGTTGGTCTAAATATGAGGACTATTGGGAAGCCTGTAACCGCGCTTCTTGGAATGGTTATAACAACATTGTCGTATCGGTCGCGGACTATGAAGAAGCCGAAGCCTATAAAGCGGAAGCGGAACGACGGGAGCGACTTTTATACACTACCGCCGAACTCAATAACAAAGGTTTGGAACTTGAAAAGCGCGGCGAAGTTCCGGCGGCTATTGCTACTTACGAAGAATGTATAAAGCTGCGCTATCCGGCGTTTCATGCCTATTGGCGGCTTTGTGTTCTGTATCGGAAGGCGAAGGACAAAGAGAACGAACTGCGCGTTATCCGCGTGGCTCTCGACGTATTCCCGGACGATGAAAAGTTTACGGCGCGGCTTAATAAAGTCCTTGCGATGAAGTAGGCGTATTATTCTAATACGAATTGAGTATTTTTTGCTATTGACTTTTTCGGTTGGTAACAATTAGTTACGCCCGTTCCACGTTATACGGTTATGGCTGTGCCTTGGTGGGTATGGTCTTCCCGGTTGTCGTGGTTGGCTGATTTGGATTGGGTGCGTTATTGTCGTATCTTTGCGTTTGAATTAAAGCCCATTACAACTATGGAAGAAAAGAACTTAACCCCCGCCGAATTGTTCTTTACGAAGAAGGCGGAATTTGAATACAGCATAACGGAAGCCGTTAAGCAATTCGCCGGGGCGTATGCCACGGACGTAAATATAGCCGTAGGCGTGTCCGTCGTTCCCGCTCTCGCTGATAGTGGCGACGTTGTAGACTGCCGAATTAGTAACGTAACAATCGAAGCCAAATATAGCCAAAATGGATAAATTTATATACTCCGCTATTGCGTCGGAACTGAACGACATTAAGAACTTACACGGCAAACCCCGGCGCGAAGCTCTACAACGGCTTGACAATATCGTTACGCGGCTATTTCCCCCGGTGGAAGGTTCGCCGCTTCCTTCCGAAGAACTTAACGGCGTGGCTGACGTTATGCCATTACCAACTCCGAGCGGTGCTTCCGCTACTTATTGGTGTGGGCCGCTACCGTTCGGAAAGTATTAAAGGATTTTGTAAACTCTATAAAACCGTTGAAAATGAAAGTACCACAAATAAGAACTACGGACGGCTTGAAGTCTATAACAATACTTCCCGATGAAATGCTTGTCGAATGGTTCCTTTACGACACTACCAACGCCGCCCCGGAAGATGTGGACTTGGTGCAACTTCTTAACTGCGCAGAGCCGGACGCGAAGAAAAACGGCGCAATACTCCGGCAGTGCTTGGAAGGTAAAGCCCGGCTTCTTCCTGTATATCCGGGTATAGGCGAAAAAGAGCCTAACGGCGCGAAGTTCGTAGGCTCTATTATCGACGGCGGTTTATACCTCGTTCCTCTTACTTGAGACTTCTTACAAACGCTATCATTTCCGCGTATTCCGTAGGTAAATACTTCTGGAATACGCGGTTTCCTATAAATGCGTTTTCAAAACAATGGGCTATATATTCGGCTTCACTTGCGCCCTTCCTCTTGAAGTACGCCGTAGAATGGCCCCACCCAACGGAAATTATAAGACTTTTTAGCGTGTCTTGAACGGCGAGTATTTGCTCTATTACGTCGTGCTTGGTTATTCCCCGCTTCGTAAATACCGCGTCACTCATTGAACTTATTTTTTTATAAAGACGGTCTAACCTTTCGGAAAGTACCTTAGCCTTCATAACTTTTGTTTTGGTTGTTTCCGTAACAACTTCATTCTTTACCGGGTCGTATCGTCTTGTCGTTTTTGTGGTTTCGACTTTTTGACGAAGCCGGGCTATTTGTTTGGCGCGAAGGTCTTTTACTTCGGTGCTAAATCTTAAATTCCTTTGCCAATCTATGCCATGCCCGAACTCATGGTAAATAAGGGCGCGGCGGTAATATGGACTTTGCGAGCTGCGTGTGCCGCCGCTGTCAATATAAACGCGCTTTTCGGAAGGACTATAATAACTATTGTTCCCCGTCTTGCTATGAATTGTTAGCGGTATGGGGTGTTTCGGGTCTATAAGGTCGAAGAACTCCCGGCTATATTCGTAGTCGTCGTCGCGTAGCCACTTGCCGCCCTTCTCTAACTCCTTGGGCATATTTGGGGAATAATTGCCCTTCTTTCCTTTGGCTACAGTCAACTTGCCCGGAAGGGACGCAAAGAAGGCTTTAAGGCGGCTAATGCAGTTGCCGTAATAGTTGGAAGTCTTAATTTCGGTAGCGTTTAGTTCCTTGTTAATCTCGCTAATTACGTCGTCGTAGCCTACGGCGGTCTTGGCGAAGTCTTCCACCTCGCTACGGGCGTGGATCCACTCGGTGCGGCGCGGTAATAATTCGCCCTGCAACCGCTTCAACTCGGCGCGTAGTCCTTCCCGGTCGCCGGAAGTGCGTAACACATCCAACGCTGCCACGTCTAAGCCGTAAGTATAAGCCCACGTCTTAAAGTTGGCTATCTCTCCGTCGAACTCCGTACAGGGTTCGGGCGGTTTCGCCGTGGTGCCCGGCATTTGTGTTTTCTGCGGTATGGACGGAAGCAAACCGCCGGAAATAACGCCGTTCTTGAAGTTGTCGCGTATGTAGTACGGCATAGCCTTCCAATTCTTAGAACGGTCGGCTATGGCTTCTATGTGGCTACGGAACGCCGCCGGAACATCGCGGACGGTGCGACGGGAAGGAAGGCTTTTGTAGGACTGCCCCCGGACTATGGCTTTTAATCGGTTCGCCCTGTCTTTGTTGAACTCGTCGTAGTCGGACATAATAGGCACGACGCCGCAACGGCATTGCGGGTGCCAACCGAGGAACTTGAAAGTTTTGGGGTAGTCGCCCGCCAACTCGTCGCAAATGTCGGTTAACGGTACGGTCTTCCCTTTGCTGTCCTTCGTGGTGTGGTTGTTGCTCAACATCACGCGGAAGCCTACGACGAAATCTAATTGTTGCCATCGTAAGTATTCGGCTTCCCTATATGCCATATTTACTTCCGTCCGGGCCAAACGCTCGGCGTTCTTGGCTGCACTCCTGTAAACGCCTTGGCCGGGGTGGTACATCTTCGCCGCCTTACTAAGCCGAAGGTTTCCGCCCTTATCTCGGACGCGCCTAAATAGTTTGTCCGGCTGTTGTAAGTATTGGCGAAGGTCGCGGGAGAGCTGCTGTGCGCTGCGTCCTTCTCCTACGGCTACGTCTATACCCAATTCTAACGCCGTCTTAAATTCTTCCGTGTACTTCCATACGCGCTGACTAAGCCCCAAACCTCCGGCTTTACGCTGTTGGAAGGCTTGTAAGGCTTCGAGGTTCCGGGCTTGGTACTTCTCCGCTTCTTCCGGGGTTAGCCGGGACGTGCGAAGTATGGAACCTAAAAAAGCGTCGCTTTTGTCGCAGGCCGCTTGCCACTCCGTCCGCGTCCCGGTAGTTATAACGGCTTCTACCTTCTTCGTAAGTCGGGAAAGTATGCCTTCGGCTTGGCGACGTGTAGCCGGGAAGTCGTCGAAACTAAAAACGCCGTCTTCGGGTATGGTTATACGTCCGGCGGCGCGGGCTATCTCGTCGCAAGCGGTGTTATAGAGCCGTTCCACTTGGCGGGCGTACTGCCGCGTCTTGGCGTAGTGCCGGGCATCGAAGCCCCGAAGTCGGACTATAAGGCGGTTTTCGGTATAATCGGGCATAAAGTTATTTTTTTCGGAATTTCGCGTTTAAGCGCGTTTCACTTCCGAGGTGGGTACTTTATCCATTCGGAAGGAAACGCGGCTTACACGCGGCTTAAAATGGCTTCTTTCGGTTCGTATTCTCCATAAATAGAGCGTATTACGGAATTTTGGGCGGTTTCGTGGGATTAAAGGGTCGGTTCGCCTTCCGTCCATGTATTGGCGCGGTCTTCTTCCTGTTGTATCTCGGCTAATTCCGCTTCCGGGTCTTCGGCCCAACCCAAACGGCGAACGGTTGTTTTTTGGCTTGCTACCGCCTTGCCGCCGTTGGCTCCTTGGAGAAGGTTTACTTTCGCGGTTTCGTCCTCAATAATGTACGGCGTTATCCGGGGCGAAACAATAAGACGACGGGCGGCGGCTTTGCTCTTGACGTTGGCCGCGCCGAGGTAGGCTAACACGATGTTTGCACGTCGGGTTAAATAGTCGTCGAATACTTCCATTTTGTCCTGTACCTTTAAGTGTGCGTCCATAAATAGAAGTTGAAGGGCTATACCACTAACCGCGCCTATTCCCTTCACGCTGTCAAAGGAAATGTCGGGCGTTTGGGTAATGGTATATATCATTCGGAGAAGCGTGTCTATTTCTAACTTCACGCTTTCCGGGGCTTGCGCCCATGATAGGTAGGACGCTTCCGCGCCGTCCTCGGCTTCTATAATTGCCCCGGCTTCTCCCTTTCGGGCAAAGCCTAAAATCTTACCCTTTACAAAAATTTTCGGGCTTGCGTGGTAGTCGTTGGTATCGGCGAAGTTGGAAAGTAACTTTTCCAAACGGTCGATAAGGCTCTGCACGTCTTCCCACTCTACGGCGGGTTGGCTTCCGTACACTATGGGGATTTTGCCGATGGTTAGCTGCTTGGGGTAGCCCTCGACTAACTCCCAGTTCTTTGCTTCCGTCCCGGTCGGGCCTTCCGCCGTCCATATATAGTGCGCGTCCTTCGTGTAGGTTTCAAAGTAGGTGCGCGTAGTCAGGTCGTCGGCCTTCTTCGTGAACTCACGGGAAAAGGCTATTAGGTCGCGGTTGTCGTCGAAGTATGGGTAAAGTTTATCCCCGAAGGCCGGACTAAACAGGGCTACGCGGAACTTCGTTTTTGTGGGGAAGCCGTAAAGGTCGTGTTCTTCCTCGGCTTCTACCGGGTACCAATATTCGGCTACTTCGGTAGTGCTGAAAAGTCCACGGGCTACGCGGCGGTTCAGTGTCTTCTCCTTGACTTCGTGGAATACACGTTTAAGGGCGGCTAATACGGCCTTTTCTTCGGCGTTTTTCGGGTCTGCGTCGTAGGCTACCGGGTTGCCAAAGGTAAACGCTACGGCGCGTTTCACTATCAACTTTTGAAGGGCTAACGCTATGCGGGCTACGGGTTCAATTCTAAACCCCTGTTCCGTGGTAAGTTCGGCGTTTACGTTGATGTTCTTGACTTGGCCGTATTCCTCGCTATCCTTGTCAATTACTACAAGTTTGTCCGGGCGTTTGCGCGGGTCGTTGATGTCGTGCTTTGCAGGGTCGTACTGCGCGGCGTACTGCTCCGAATTGGGAAGGGTCGTAATTCGCCCGTTTCTCAACTCGTTTATAGCTGCGGGGTAGTCGCCCGCTTTTAGTAGTTCGTCAATAGGTGGCATGGTCTATTGGGGTTTATGGGGGTTAGAAAATTTGTTTTAATCTTGAAATACTTTGCTTCCCGTCGGGGCGTTTCTCCACCGTTCCCGTTAGAGCGTCCGGCGCGTCGTCGTGGGTGTTTGTTCCCTGCTTCTTGTATTGGGTTATAGCCTTGTGAAACTTCGGCCATAAGTGCGCCCACTCCTTCGGGAAGTGCGTAAGGTTCTGCACCTCGTTTGAGTGGCTGAATATTCGTATATCCTTGTTTTCGCCTTGGTGGAACCAGCGTACAACGGTGCGGCGGTTTCCCAATATCCGGCAGTTTTCTTCTACCTTCCGGGCGAAGCCGCGCCCGCCGTTGTTACTCTCTATTATTGCTTCCTCTACTTCCCACTTCGTAAGGATACGCGCCGTTTCCGGCTCGGTCGTTTCCATTGCGGCCTGGGTATAGTACACGTCTAAAATGAAGTTGCCTATTTCCGTTTCGACGTAGACAATACAGCAAAGGAAGTCTTCGCCCGTGTCGGCGGTATCGACGTAGGCTTTTACTTTGTGCTTCTTGGTTACGGGCAATACTTCGTAGGTCTTAAACTCGCGTTCGTACATAAGCCCCGTTATCGGTCGGGGGTTCTGCATATACTGCGTTTCAAATACCCACCCGCTTTTTTCTTCCAATTCGTGAAGTTCGGCTAACGTGTGTTTGAACTCCCACAGCGGCCGCTCCTTGCCGTCGTCGTCAATCTCAATAACGGGAAGGCTCAATACTACCCATTCGTCCGGCTCCAACCTCTGCAAGTAGCCGCAAAGGTCGTCTTCGTCCAAACGCTGCATAATTATAATTATCGGCGTTTTTCGGCTGTTAACGCGGTTTCGTATGGTGGTTTCAAACTTTTGGTTTACCTTCTCGCGTATTTGTTCGCTTCGTGCGTCGTCCGGCTTAATAGGGTCGTCGATGACTATCGCGCCGCCGAACTCGTCCCCTTCGGAAGTAATGGCGGCTACCTCGTCGCCTAATTCCTCGTCTTCGTCCTTATCCACCAAACCCGCGCCGAAGCCTGTTACCTGTCCGGCTGATGAAACGGCGTAAAGTCCGCCCCCGGCTTTTGTAAACCATTTGCGGGTGTTTACGCTCGTCGGCATAGCGTCCGGGAACAATCGCCTATAACTCGGTTCGCGCAGAATTTCCTGTACTCCACGGCTGTTGTCGCGGGCTAAGTCGTCCGAATAACTGAGGTGTATAAACTTCGCCTTCGGGTTAATGGCGAAGCCTTCCGCGATGAAGTTCTTAACCGCTAATTCGGTCTTGCCGTAGCGTGGTGCGATGTTTATTATAAGCCGGGTTATCTCGCCCTTTAATACCTTGTCTAAGGCTTCGGCTATCCTTTCGTGATGTTTGCCTACGACGAACTTACGCTTATACTTTTCTTTGAAAAAGAAGCGTGTAAAGTTTAGCGTTCCTTGGCGGATCCACGTCTTTATTACGTCTATGTCGCGGCAGAAGGACATTAGTATTTTTCGTTTAGGGTTTTGAATAGTTCGGCGGCTTCTTCCTTCGTAAGCGTCCGGGCCGGTATCAAGTCGCCGCCGTCCTTTCCTGTAAGTTCCATTCGCTGTGTGGGCTTGCCGTACTGCCTTTCGCGCAGCTTGTCTAACGTCGTGGTCTTGCCGTTCTTCATGTCGCTAAGTATGGCCCGCGCTAATCCTTTGGGGTATATCGGGGCTTCCTCCCACTTTACAAGTAGTTGAAGGTCGGCGAAGGTAAAGGAAAGTATAGCGGCTTCCCATTCGTTAATCTCCACGGCGGAAAGGCTGTAAAACTTCTTCGCCTTCGCCTTGCTCCCGAATATCTTTACAAGCTGTTCGGGTACGCGGCTTTTGGGGCGGCCTTTGGGGTTGCCACTCTGTCCGGGTTTGAACTGATGCGGGGTTATGTTTTCGGGGTTTGGCATATCGCTGTTTTTTGTCGTTTTGTCGCTGTTCCTTATTCGGCTTCCTCGTCCGGGGCGAAGTTGCCTAATAGTTCCGCTTTGTCGCCCGTGTATTCTTCCCACCGCTTTATTATCACGTCTATATAGGCGGGGTCTAATTCCACGGTATAACAGGAGCGGGCCAACTGCTCGGCCGCCATAAGGGTGCTTCCGCTTCCGCCGAATAGGTCTAACACTACTTCGCCGGGGCGTGTGCTGTTCTTAATGGCGCGTCCCATAAGTTTTATAGGCTTCATCGTGGGGTGGTCGGCTGAACGTAGCGGCTTATCCTCGTGTATTGTCGTGGTCGGGGTGGCTTCGCCCAATAGCGAACGAAGAAGGGCTTTTAACTCGTCCTTCGTCATTGCATCTATGTCCGGGGCTTCGTCCTCGGTTACGGTCAATAGGTCGCGGCGGTTTACGAAGAAGTGCGACGCGCCGGGCTTCCAACCGTATAGGCAGGGTTCGTGCTTCCATTGGTAGTCCTGTCGCCCTAATACCATGTTGTTTTTAACCCATATAAGTATCTGCTTCAACTCCCAACCCACGGACTTAACCGCCAATTTGAAGTTAAGCCCTTCCGTTCCGGCGTGCCAAATGTAGAACGCGCCGCCCTTCTTGAGGTAGCGGTTGGCGTTGTCGAAGGCGGCTTTAAGGAACTCTAAAAAGGTTTCGTCGCCCATCTTGTCGTTGGCGATGTCCTTTTGTACCCGGTTCCCTTTGTCGGCGGCGTTTAGGGCTTCGTTCTTGCTTGAATAGTCCACGTTATAGGGCGGGTCGGTTAAGAATAGGTCTACTTTGCCTTCGCCTATCAGGATATCCAATACTTCCGGCTTCGTGCTGTCGCCACAGATTAGGCGGTGGTTTCCCAATCGGTAGACATCGCCGTATTTCGCCTTCGGCTTGCTCGGTAAGTTCTCGCCTACGTTAAAGTCGTCTTCTTCCGCTTCTTCTTCGGCTTGCCCTGTGTCAATGTCGGGAAGTTCCACGGCCCAACGGTTGAGGTCGTCTAACTCCCATTCGTTGGCTAAGTCGTTATAATCCCAATCGCCGAAGGCTACGTTATCCTTTATG